ATATAAGCAGATAAATTACATTCCTCAACTATAGACCTCAACATTTCACTTTTACTACTAAAAGTTTCACGTCCATAATTGAAGTATTCCCGCACTGCGGAACCGATAATACTTTCGCACTGGTGTTCAAGAGATACACTCTTAGACACAGTACAGGTCATCAATGATTTTACTATTGAATCCTCTTCCAATGGAGCAAGAATAGCACCCACTTCATCATTATAAACGAATTTCCTCTTCAGGAAATCCACTTCACTTATATGAACAAAGGGAACTGATTCCGACTCCTTATCTGGCATTGTATACACAACACCAAATGTTGCCAATATATCTACAATCTTCGTGTGTGAAAAGAAAGAAATATCTTTAGAAACGCCCATAACATTATCGTCACCATACGTCATCAAATTCACGTGTCGTTTAAAATCACATGAAGTTCTATCGGGTGATAAAACTGAATAACAATAACGCATGTAAATTGAATTTACTAAACCGTTAATGATAACTGTTAATGGATGTCCACTTGGATTTGATCCATAAAATTCTACCAGGTCACCATCATAATCAACAAAAGAAAAGGCGGTATCTTCAGCTATACAGCTAAGTACCAACAAATCTTCGGTAGAATATCCTGCGGCTTTACACACATTTCGGATAACGTCATACGCTGAAAGAATTAAAATGGCACCCATACGCTTATCAAAAGCCTTATAGTCACCAGCAATAATTCGATTATCACCATATCGACACAAATATCTATAAATGCGTTCCCATTGAAGGGACATAGGATTAGTACCTGGAGCTGATTCAAAAATGAAAGAATTCCGCTGCACCACTCGAATAAAAGATAGTAAGTACTTACGCACAACTATACTCCAATCTACTGGCGCACCACAAAAGACACGTGTTTTGGCAGCTTCTATTTTAGCAAAAGATACTGCTTCATCCTTCAGATTCCCACAAAATACTGGACACACTCTGTATCCCATACGATATTGTGATTCAATAAGTTTCACTCTATCCATGATATCACTATCAAATTCAACGGGATCTAAGAGCTCACCAACAGGGGGAATTTTTGTAATGAAGTGTTTCTTGGTTTTCTTCCATGGACAACCCATAGACGTATTTCTGTTCAACTTGTCTACAAATTTAATCTTTGCAGCTCCATTCACTGCAGTGAAATAATCATATACGACAATTTTATCCAATTCTTCTTTTGAAATCCTTGAAAGAATATCACGAGAAAAATTTTCCACACAAGACTCAATAACATCCTGCCTCATTGCTGTGACAGGCGTTGTGAGATCAAGTGCAGCAATACGCCATGGTCTATATCCACGCACAACCGGTTTACCATATTTCTCTACATAACCCCGTGCTTTCATAGACGGATTCATCAATGTAGAAGAAACTGTTGATGATAATCTTGGCTTGAAGCCCTCAAAAGAACCATAAACTCGAGCAGTACCATTTTCCAAATAACGGAACACACTTTTCTTATGAAGTGGTCCTAATCTACGTGGAAATCCTTTGGCACTAATCTCGGGCATAGCACTCTGAACTACAACTGCTTTAAACTTGGTTATAAGTTTTGCAATATCTTCGGTCGATACTTTCACAGATATAGCCAATCCAGATTCCATACCTCCCAGGTAATGTATACCTAGAAGGATAGGACCTACAGGTGTAAATGTTACCAATAAGTATCCACAATCACCATCGACAGTGTCTTTGGTCACTGAACCAACCCAAGAGTCGGCCCTAGTTTGCAGATATTCATTTTTGACATTTTTCTCCAAATGTATATTATCAACAACCATTTGTGTATAAACTCCATTTTGATTTCTACCAATATAACATCCCTTCCATTTACCTTCCAACGATTCTTTTGCAAAGAGCTCGCGAAAGTCACGACGGGGGGGTATATTTCGAACATACACAATAGCAATATCCTTCTCCTCAATTCGAGAAACCATATTTGCTGTTACTAAAACATTTTTGAGGTTTGGTGTAACACCATCACTATCTGTGTTTTCAAGTATATTCAGATAAAAATCACCATTTGGAATACCATGTGAATTAACTAGGTAAAAATGGCCACCTATACAAAAAGCTCTTTGTGATCTAAAACCTTTAATACGGAAATACACACAATTGTGTTTTAACATATTTAAGACTTTTTCACACGGTAAACCCTTATACGATCTTGTGGTAAATGAGGTATCAAAGCTTGTTAAAGCAAACGATTCCTTATACCATGGATTGAAAGTTTCTTCATCCTCATCTTTTGGTGATACGCCAGGATTAATCTCATCCACACTTTGTGCTTCATACTTAGGACTATGTGTAAACATAGCCGAAACAGAGCATATCAAAGTTGCTGTGGTAATCAGAGCGCACGATGCTAAAACTGCTTGGGAAAACTTTGACTGTAAAACATCACCAGAATAAGATAATAATTTACGCCAGTAATATTGGCCAGTGGGAAGAAAAGCCTTCGATGTGATAAACATCAACATTTTATGTCTTCCGTAAACATAATCACTACCGGGTCGTGACAAATAAGTCAAGACAACAATCATTGGTAAAAATGCAAAGAAAATTGGCGCATAAATGATCACTGACGATATAGCTAACCACATCCAGAACACAAAATTGCTTGTCAAATTAAAATAACAATACAATACAATTTTGTCTTTTAGATCTAAAGTTTCTAAAACAGATTCTTCAAGAGTTGTGTTATTCTGTTTGCAAATGTTTGCAATAGTATCTTTCACCCATGGACTTTCCTCATAAACAGTTAGATCAGTGCTCTGTGGCGAAACTGACGTCACACCAGAGTCAATTGCCACACATTTACAAAGATGGCCAATATAGTAACATTTCTGACATAAAGTGACATTTCTCACCTTATCACTTACTTTCAAAGCCATTTTCTGCAAACGATGGAATTCAATAGATTCTGTTGCATACCAAGCCAAGTACTCATTAATATCCGTAAACTTCTTATATTCAACAAGTGCAGCCATTTGATGGTCCAAATCAGTACCTTTCGGTACAACTTTACGCACCAAGATATTCCAAATATTTGGAAACTCACCTGTACGCAATTCAGGAACCTTTGATGGATCCAACATCGTATTATCCTTGGCATATTCTGCCTTCGGTGAAATTGAAACTACCCATGGTAAACGACGCCGAACAGCTAAAGAACAACTAAAGTAGTGGAAAGCATTAAGATCAGCAGCATTAGAAGTAGCCACCACACAACGTGATTTGACAGGAGTTTTCCCCTTATCAGCTAATTCCGCTTGAGCTGGAGCAAATTGGACACTATTTATAACCTGAATAGCTTCCAAGAGGGAAGGATCCCCATTGTTGGCTTTTTCGGGTCGTAAAAATCCAATGTCATCCAGACGTATGCCCCATTGACTTGTCCGAAAACCTGACCAATATTTGTCATTGGGATTACGAGTATAAATATACTCATCTCCTTCTGGCATGGAGTGTACCTTAGCATACATGGTAAACATCAAATCAGAAAAACAAGATTTTCCTACTGATGAACCACCATGCAATAATACAGCAAATGGTGCAGGGCGAGACTGAGCAGCAAATTTCTTTGTTAATTCAGCATCTCGCAGCATCTTAACATCATTCAACAATGATTTGATACTATTTTTCTCAAAATCACCTACATGTGTTGCATATTTCGCAATGGATTCACCGTGTTCAATAACAGCATCAACATCACTCAAGAATTCAAACATTGTAAAACCGTGATCTTCACAGTTACCCGTGAGTAAAGATTTTCGCTTCAATTCATAAGCTTTATCAAACCAATCGTTGTATTTGTTACCACAATGGTATATGGGCTCAAAAGAACCCATGGTAAAACATTGATAGCCTATTTCACAAACGTAAATGAGAGTATCCAAAACACAATGGAAAAAATCCAATCCAAAATGAAATTTTCTTTTTACAGTGGCATCAATATGTAACTTCTCAAACAATTTTTCACAAAAAAGTTTTGAAGCTCCAAATTGTTCCAAAACAGAAGTACATAACACATACATTATAAACTTGTACAACTTCTTGAATATAGGAGCATTCCTAACTTCATCGAAATTATTCAATAGAGAACGTAAAAGCATAAATGGGCTATCACCTTGAGGTAAAACACCCAATAACATCCTATAAAAAGATACAAATTTGGCAGATAAATCCTGCAAAGTAGCTTCGCAGTAAACCAGACCGTAACGATACTTAACAAATCTTTGTGTCGCCAACCAAATATGGCGTGGGTCAAAACTTTCAGTAAGATCAACTATATAAAATAATATATCTTCATAAAGTTTTTGGACAAAGTTCGCCATATCCTGATCGGATGAAAAGCGAAATCTTTTCTTCATTGAAACCCACAAATAATCGGCAAAGCTCAACTTAATGGCTTGTGGCATCATTTTGTCAATTCTATCACGAATCAGATTGTCATGTTCATCATTACGAGGAACATCTAAACGCGCCATCTTCTTATCGAAATTGGCATGTTTTTGGTTTTTGGCCCGCGTTTTCTGTGCAGAAAACGCAGACCGGGGCGGCAGATTACGCTGCCGCTGCAAAGGACTAGTCTTAACTTCAGAATCCTTCTTCGAGGTGTACTTTGAGCGCCTCGGAACGCTTGCAATTGCTTGTTCATAACTCGAATATTTGTTTATTGTCGTATTCATTGTAATTGCATTATACAGATATTATATCGCCCGCTGCAGGCTATTCAGATTATGCCATTAGAATTCGCTCAGTCGATTTTCACGCCTGATCATATCTCATAAATAAATAAAAGAACGCTGATGGAGCATATTCTCTGCTACGGCAGACAACACCTCTTTACGAGGCTCCCACTTAAGGGCATCAGTCGGTATAAATATATGAGACATCTCCTTACATACTTACATCAGAACCTACGGAACACTATAGTAAGTGGAGTTTGTTATTTTTGTATATTTTTAAATTTTTTGTTTTTTATCCAAAATATTTAACGATGCTGGTTACATCGATACAGACTAAAAGAAATAGGGGAGTTGGAGCAGGGAAATACAAAATAGCTAAAGAAAAGAAAATCGGGCCATAAGGCCCTAACCACTCCGGCTTTGATCATTAAAATCCATAGTCAGACAGGCTAATCATTTTTACTACAATAGGAGAATGACCTGATCACGCTAAACCTATTTACAACATAAAGAGGGTGGTGCAGGCTTGCACCAAAGTCTGGGTTAGTTTAACTCCCAGAATACTTGGAAAATAACGATTAATATCAGAGTAATTGTTACGAGCATAATAAGATCGGGCTCTCAAGCATATAAGAATCCGCAAATAACATATATATTTGGTCATAGCAATAGTAGTTCAGTACGAATCTACTATTATTATGAGTTGAATAACAACCAAATACCTATTATATTCGTACATCAGCTAAACTGAATCAAAAGACCCCGCCAAAAGGCGGTAAGAATTACGTATATTACATCTAAAAAGATGTAATATAC